ACATCGCGGATAGCCTTTCGGATAGAGAAGATATATTCAGAACCGAAATCCTCTGCCAATTCGTTTCGATGATTAACCCAGTTATCTCAGAAGCGGAATGGAAGAAATGCAAGGCCGAGGATCTGCCTCAACTCGATGTCGAGAAAGATACTTGGATGGCCATTGATCTCAGCCCAGACAGAAAACACGCTTCGCTAGTTGCAGGACAAAGAATCGAAGGCAACCGCTTCATGGTCAGCCTTCTTCATACTTGGTTTAACCCGGTCAATCTTGATGATCTTGAAATGGCCAACGATATTGCTTACTGGGTTCGCAAGTTCCCAGTTAATGCCGTTGCTTACTCAAAGTCGACAGCCTCAGCAGTTGCCGCTCGATTGGCTCCAGCAGGAATCCCAATCCATGAAGTTAACTCGCAGGAATATCAGCAGAGTTGCGATGAGTTCGTCTCGGCGGTTTCATCGATGCGGCTTGCTCATGCAGATCAAGAAGAATTAACTAAGCAAGTTCTATCGGCGGTTAAATTAACTCGAGGTGATGGCGGCTGGGTAATGGGTCGCAAGCAAAGCGGAATAGTTTGCGGTGCGGTTGCTTCGGCAATGGTTACTCACTTCGCAACACGCGGAGAATCTGAAGTGGACATTCAGGTAGGATAATGTCTGGACAGTAGCGTATAATATGTTTAATGGGAATCAGGGACTTATTTACAACGCCAAAGCCAACAACCGAAATTACAGTTGATGCGGCTTCCGCTCCTGCACCGTTTAATAACACAGCATCCTTTAGCCCTTTCATATTTACTCAATCAGTAGCGACTCGCCAGCAAGCAATGGCAGTTCCAACTATTGCTAGAGCGCGTAACATCATTTGCTCAACTCTTGCTGCATTGCCTCTTGAGCAATACTCAAAGGTCGATGGTTCTCACATGGGAACTCCAGCAGTAATTAATCAACCAGATCCACGCGTTCCGGGTTCTGCTATCTATGCATGGCTTGCAGAAGATTTACTTTTCTATGGAGTTGGCTATGGACAGGTTTTGGAGCAATATGGAGACACAGGCCGCGTTCGCGCCTGGACTCGCGTTTCACCAGATCGTGTAACAGTAAAACTTAATGCAAATGAAACTGAAATTGTTGGCTACCAACTCGATGGCTCAGTAGTTCCAAATCAGGGCGTTGGTTCGCTGGTCGTATTTTACGGATTAGATGAAGGCTTACTAAATCGAGCAGGCCGCACAATCCGCGCCGCCCACGCACTTGAACAAGCTGCTGAAACTTTTGCTAAAGAGCCAGTTCCACTTCAGGTCTTAAAATCCAATGGCACAAATCTTCCAGCAGAGCGCATCTCTAAACTTCTTGAGTCATGGAGAACTGCTCGCCTTACTAAATCAACCGCGTTCTTAAATGCGGATGTCGAATTGCAAGCGCTGGGCATCGATCCTGCCAAGTTACAACTAAATGAGGCTCGCCAATATGTCGCGCTGGAATTGGCTCGCGCTTGCAACCTTCCTGCTTATTTCGTTAGCGCAGAAACTACAAGCATGACCTACTCGAACAGCGTTTCGGAGAGGCGCTCCCTTATTGATTTCAGCATGAAACCGATTTTAGCGAGCATTGAACAGAGGCTCTCCATGCCGGACTTCTGCCCTTCAACAGGCGAAATTCGTTTCAGCCTCGATGAATTCTTGCGTTCAGATGCTCTGCAACGGGCTCAAGTTTATGAAATCTTAAATCGAATTGGCGCGATGAGCGTTGAGCAGATTCGAGAAGAAGAAGATCTAATCGATAACAAGGAGACACGATGAAAATAACTATGCCAGTTGCTATCACAGCAGCAGATGCAGAATCCCGAATCATCGCAGGCCGCATTGTTTCATGGAACGCAGAAGGTAACACTTCAGCAGGCCGCACAATGTTTGAGCCAGATTCAATCACAATGTCTAAGAACACTAAGTTGGTTCTTCAGCACGACACCACTCGCCCACTTGGAAAATTAGTTTCATATGAGCAAGATGAAGAAGGAATCACAGCAGAATTTAAGATCGCTAAAACAACCGCCGGCAATGATGCACTTGAAGAAGCTGCTACTGGGCTTCGTTCAGATTTTAGCGTTGGCGTAGATGTCGAATCTTGGGATAACAAGAATGGCGTAATGGCGATCAAGTCAAGCAATCTCATCGAGGTAAGCCTCGTTACCGATGGCGCAATTCCAGGCGCTGAAGTCGCAAAGGTAGCGGCAGAAGATTCCAAAGCATCAACAGATGTAGCGGATGCAACACCACAACCAACCACAGAAGGAGAACAAGTGCCAGACACTACCGTTCCAGAAGTTGCTCCTGCCGCAGAAACGGTAGAGGCTGCAAAGGTTGAAGTTAAGGCTGCAACAGCACCTTACATTTCAACAACTGTTCGTAACCCAATCGTGGATAAGGCTTCTTATCTCGAGCATTCAGTTCGCGCCTCACTAGGTAGCGAAACATCAAAGATGTATGTTGCAGCAGCAGCAGACACAACAGACAACGCTGGACTCGTTCCAACTCGTCAACTAACCGAGGTCATCAACGGCATCTCAAACGCAGATCGCCCAATCATTGACTCAATCTCTCGCGGCGCTCTACCTGATGCAGGTATGACTTTCGAGATCCCAAAAATCACAGTTGCTCCAACAGTTGCAGTTGCATCTGAAGGTGGAACACCATCAAACACAGACATGAACTCAGCGTTCATTTCAGTTCCAGTTCAGAAGTTCATTGGCCAGCAGGTATTCAGCCTTGAAATTTTGGATCGCAGCTCACCAGCGTTCTTCGCTGAACTCGTACGCCAGATGGAATTTGCTTATGCAAAGGCTACAGATACAGCAGTAGGAACCGCGCTAATCAACGGTGGAACCGATGGCGGAAACCGCGCAGCATTTACAACAGGCGCTCTCGTAGCAGACTTCGTTTCAGATGCAGCAGTTTCTATCTACAAGGGAACTCTAGGGTTCGCTCAGAACATCATCGTGTCTCCAGAACAATGGGGCGCATTCATGGGCTTGGTCGATTCTTCAAACCGCCCAATCTTCCAACAGACAATCAACCCACAGAACGCTGGCGGCACACTAACTGCAACAGCGATCCGCGGAAACCTACTCGGACTAAATCTCCGCGTTTCAACTGCTCTAACAGATGGATCAGGACTTGGCGATAACACAGCAATCATCGTTAACCCAGATTCTTATACATGGTACGAATCACCACGCCTACAGCTCTCAACAAACGTGATCTCAACAGGTCAGGTTCAAGTTGCTTATTACGGCTACGGTGCAATCGCTACTAAGTTGGGTGCAGGCGCTTACCGTTTCATGGTTGCGTAATTAACTAACTAATCATGGGGGGGCTGCTGCTCCCGGTGGCTCCCCCAGCCGTTTAATAGAGAGGATGTAGAGATGGCTTCAATCGTTACAGTTGCAGAACTAAGGTCTATCCTTGGCGTTTCTACATCCCTTTATAACGATGCTTATTTAACAGATGTAATCGATACAGCAGAGGCAGTTATCTTGCCAATGCTAGTTAAGTTCGCATCTCCGATCGATAATGTAATGCTCGAGGATAATGTTGCTACTTATCAGACACTAGGGCAAAACTTATTTACAGCGGGTCAGAGCGTAGTCATCACAGGATGCGGCTCACCATTTAACGGCACTTTTACAATCTCAGATTCTTACGATGATCTCTTTACTGTCGCGATTACTAACGCAGACATTGCCAAGAAGAATGTAATTCCTTCAGGCCTTGCAACCCTTTCAGGCGCGGCAACTTATGTCGGAGTCAGCGCAGTAGAATCAGCAGTTCTCGCAGTTTCAGTTGAAGTATTCCAATCTCGGATCGCTCCAGGCGGTCAGATCGAAGGAATCGACTTTACTAATGTTTCGCCTTATCGTTTAGGCCGTAGCCTTTTCAACCGCGTATCAGGACTTCTAGGGGCGTACATCGACACCGATTCAATGGTGCAATAAATGCCAGCCTCAACAATCCTAGATACAGTTCGTACACCTTTAGCAGCAGCCTTTGCCAATGTCGCAGGCAATGTCTATGCTTATGTTCCAGAAGCACCGATGGTTCCCTTCGTAGTCTGCGTTCCAGATTCCCCATATCTCGAATTAGAAACAATCGGCAAGACCACGCTTCACACTAAAATTAATCTTGTAATCTCGGTCGCAGTTGCCTATAACAGCAACCCGGCATCGCTCGACAATCTCGAGCAGCTTGTAATAAGTGTTCTGAAAGTGATCCCAGCAGGGTACACAATCGGATCGGTTGAAAAACCAACAGTAACTCAAGTTGGCCCTTCCAATGTTTTGGTGGCCGATATCCGAGTTTCTACCTACTATACACAAACAAACTAAAGGAAAATAATATGGCAACCGTAGTAATCACAGGGCGCGATATTTCTCTATCTTTCACAGGTGGAACAGATATCGAGGCACAAGCAACTTCAGCAGTTCTAACTAAGACAAACCTTCGCGAGACATACCAGACTCTTGATGGAGAAGCCTATAAGACCACAAACATCGAAGGAACTTTTGCTCTTTCAATGCTTGCTGATTGGGGCAAGGCTAACTCAGTATGCGAAGCACTCTGGACAGCAGCCGAGACAGCACCAGACACAGATATCAGCGTTACGCTTACAGCAGCAACAGGCGCTCAATTCGTATTTCCAATCATGCCAGAGTTTCCTACAGCAGGAGGCGCCGGAACAGATGCTCAGACAGTAGACTTTACTTTCAAAGTATCAAAGGGTGCAGTAGTAGAAACCTTCAGCTAAAAAATAGAAACGGGAGCAAACAATGCAACAGCAAATAACAATTAAATATGTTGATGGATCGGAAACCACTTACCTGGTTCGACCACCTGATTACGCCAAATGGGAGATGACTACTAAAAAGGTTATCTCCCAGTTTGGTGGCATGTGGGACATTCTTTATGTAACGCATTCAGCAATGAAACGCGAAGCAGGCGGCAAGCCAACCAAGACACTCGATGTCTGGATGGAATCGGTCGCAGATGTTGAAGTAGGTGAAGGAAACCCAAAAGTCATCCAAGAGGAAGCGTAAGCCGACTCTTGGTTGAACTGGCAATAGCCACTCAGATCCCTATGGATCATTGGCGAAGTGCCGAAGATATTCTCACAGCGATAGAAGTATTGGAGCAGCGCAATGGCAAGTGAATTAGTAGCACTTGACCAGACAGAGTTGCGCCAAGTATTCAAAGCCTTAAAGAATATGGGTGAAGAAGCCAACGATGAGGCCAAGCGCCAATCAGGCGCTTTGGCTGAATTCGCCCGGGCTGAGGTTATTCAAACAGCAAGCCGAGGTAACAACACTAAAGTCTCAGGGCGTATTGCTCAAGGTTCTAGGGTTAAGAAGTCAAGCCGTATCGGTGAGATTACTTATGGATTCGCTTCTCAAAAGTTTTCAGGGGGAGCAACTACCAAGGATATCTGGGGCGGTACTGAGTTCGGATCTAACAAGTTTAAGCAGTTCCCTGTCTGGTCAGGCCGAGAAGGTCGAGGCTCTAAGGGCTGGTTTATTTATCCAACGCTTCGCAAGATTCAACCGCAGATCGTTGCTAGATGGACAGAATCATTTACTAAGATTTTGAAGGAGTGGGGCTAATGGCAACAGGTACAAGAGCGTTAACGCTCAAGCTTCTTGCTGA